AAGTATCCTGACAAAATGTCATCAGGTGAAGTTGGATGTACAACTTCTCATCTAAAAGCAATGAAAGAATTTCTTAAAACAGATGAACCTTATGCCTTTATCATCGAGGATGATTGTGATTTTAATCCCGTAAGACATTGGAATTTTTCTTGGAGAGATGTTATGTCCAAGATACCATATGACTTTGATGTATTTCAAACTGCAATTATAAATCCTGGTCAATTATTCTTAAAGATGCATAAAAGATTTGTAAATGATTTTTCAACTGCTTGCTATATTATTAGTCGTCATCATGCAGAGAAACTCATAAGACTTCATTGTAGAGGAGATAAGTATAAACTTGATAATGGTGTGAAACCAAGAGCAGTGGCAGATGATTTGATATACAACTCAGGAAATACTTATGCAGTTCCCATATTTTTATACCGAGTTCAATTAGGATCATCTATACACCCAGAGCATGTAGATGCAATACACAAGGCAAGTTACAATGCATTAACCAACTGGTGGACACAATCAGGCATAGATGTAGACATTGATAAGTTAATGAATTACGATCCATATCTAGGTCGTGTGACAGAACCTGTACAGAATCAGCAATAATTACCCCATTTTTACAAAATATCTGTGAGTCCAGACATAGTTTTGTAAAGAAATTTGACAAAATTTAATAATTACTATATAATTATGTTACGTTTCTTAATAAAACTTAAATGACTGTTACAACTGAATCAGGTGGAAGACAAAATGCTTTCCCAAATGAAACAAGACCTTACATTGACGAAAGTGCGTCTTATGAGGGATATCCTCAGAATGCTGAGAAAGTTAATGGTCGTTGGGCTATGATAGGTTTCGTTGCACTCTTGGGTGCATACGCAACAACAGGTCAAATCATTCCAGGCATCTTCTAATGGATAGACATCATTCCTATTGGAGATATGCTGAGAAGGTCAATGGTCGTCTTGCGATGCTTGGTCTAGTAATCGGCACAGTCAACTACGGTCTATTCGGATGGATAGCGCCAGGTCTATTTTGACAAATGAAATTCAATTCACAATTCACAATTACTCAAAGGTACAAACTCATGACACCAGAAGCAGAAAGATTTAACGGTTGGGCAGCAATGCTTGGTTTCGTAGCAGCAGTAGGAGCATACGCAACAACAGGAAATATTATTCCAGGTATCTTCTAATGAAGGAAGTAGAAAAGGAAAAATTAGTTGCCGAGAAACTTAATGGCAGACTTGCCATGATCGGCATCATCGCAGGTATCGGAGCATACCTAACAACAGGTCAACTAATACCAGGTTTTGTTTAATGACCGAATTAGTAGCAGACAATGCTGTATCACCCTTTCAAGCAATACTATGGTGTTTCTATCCAGTAGGAGCCATAGTATTCATTGAATTATTTCTTCGTGCCATCAGTGGTGACGATGATGATGACGATGAGGGTGGTGGAGTAATGACACCAGTATATCAAGGAGCATAATGTATCACGTACTATTCACAACAATTGTTACTCTTTACATCGTATCAGGTGTAGGTAACATCGCATTCGCATAAAGAAAAATAGTACATGATTTTTCAATTTTTAAATGAAATTTTATTAACGGTTCCATCAGGTTCAAGGGATCTAGTGGAATTTATTGTTTTCGTAACAATTGGCATAACAGCAGGAACTTTTGGTATAATATAAGTATACTACTTATTACATTATGGACGACTGGATGTACACAGATGAAAAGATGAAGTTAAGAGCCGATTGCTTTCGTGCCTTACAACATTACTTAGATGATAATTGCAGAGATGTATACGAATTTTGCCATCAGTGGATTATGGGAGGTAACACCAACCTAGAAGATGTTGAAATTTCCTTTATGGAGTACGTGTTAGATAGAAGAGATTACAATATTGGGGTATTAGAAAGGTCATATAATTTGTAAATCATAACAGTAAACTTAAGATTAAGATACCTATATATAAATAGTCGTCTTAATTTTTTATGGCAGAAGCAGTTAAAAAAGAAGAAGTTAAAAAGAAAGGCATCTTTTCTAAGATAAAGGAAAGTGTTGATGATAAGGAAGAGCAACTAGCATACCTAGCAACACTCATAAGAGTTATTGTTCTTATTTGGTCTGCAGGAATTTTAACTTTGAACTACGTTAAAATACCAGGTTATGATGCAGGAGAAAAGATTGATCCAACTTTCATAGCTTCTGTGTTCACAGGAACCTTAGCTACCTTTGGTGTCCAAACGGGAGGTAAGAAAAAGAAAGATGGTGATGGTAGTGGTAGTGCAAATATTTCAAAGAAAGATATGGAGTTTCTAATTGCAAAAGCATCTGAAACTGCACCAGCTCAAACCATAAGGATTGAGTCAGCACCAGTAAAAATTGTACCAGATTCAAAATGAAGAACAAGTTGTCCTATGCAGAAGTAATGGAAGTTTACAAGCATCCGATGTCTATTAGATACATTCCTCGGATCTTTGTAAGCGTAGTTTTATTTGCCATTACTTTCATAGCGACACCAGTTCTTGCTGATCATCTACCTGTGATGTATGTTCAAGTACCTCAGTGGGCAGATGATTGGGCAGTTTGTGCTGTTGATATACCAGATGCAAAGTGTCATTGGTATGTTGTAGCACCTGATAATACATTTGGTGAAGGTTTTGATTGGGAGAATGCACCTTGGTTTGATGCAAACGGTTTAAATGATGTTGCACCTATGCAAGAAGTTTCAGTTTTAGAAAAATTACAAGGAAAAAAATGAAATCATTTCAACAATTTATGGAACAACCTGAGATAGTAAATATGATGAAAAATTTTGCTAAACAAAATGAGAAGTCACCACAAGAATTAAAAGGAATGCGTGATAAAGTTATAGGAGGTGTTGCAAGTAATCTTGGTAAAAAAATGAATTTTGATAAGTTGATAAAAAAAATACCTAATGCTAACGAGATGTCAACTAATTTTAAAAAAGCAGAAACAGGTTTGAAGAATAAGTTAAGAGATCCTAATACTCAGCAAAAATTTAATAATATTGGTAGAATGCTTGATAGTTTAATAAAAAAATGACAACTCCTAATTGGCAACATAATTCTGGTAAATCACAGAAACGAAGGTTAAAACCACAAGCTCTACGACAAGCTAAGAAACGTCGTGGACAGTTAATAAAGTGTCTACTCAACCGTCCCAAGGGGCGGTTTTGTCGTTATAATAGGTATATAAAGCAAACAACATTATGACAGTCCAACACGAAATCAAATCACAACTCGCTAAATTACTTGCCACAGAAGACATTTTAGTTGAGCATAAGAAAGTCGAAACAGCAGAGTTCAATGTACAGACCCGTGTACTTACACTTCCAATGTGGGAAAAGGCAAGTGGAAATGTAATTGATATGTTAGTTGGACACGAAGTTGGACACGCACTCTATACACCAAATACAGAGTGGTGGAAAGAGGTTCAGGTACCTCAACAGTTTGTCAATGTTGTTGAAGATGCTCGTATTGAAAAGTTAATCAAGAGAAGATATGAAGGACTAAACAAGACATTCTACAATGCATATCACGAACTATCAGATAAGGACTTCTTTGATATTGAGAATAAAGATATGAGTGATTTCAATCTTGCAGATAGAGTCAACCTATATTTCAAGATTGGTCATTTTGTTGATATTGATTTTAATACTGAAGAGAACTTCCTTGTAAGTAAAATTGAATTAGCAGAGACATTTGAAGAAGTATTAGTTCTTGCAAAAGAGTTGTACACACTTTGTAAACAACAATTAGAGCAAGAGAACAAAGAAAGACAGGAGGTAGAGAATGATACAGGTATAGACTTAGGTGATGAGACTTTTGATGGTACACCTAAAGGAGAAACAGAAGAGTCTGGAGAGGAAGTAGATTTAGATTATCAGAAATCAGAATCTCAACCACCAACAATCGAAGAGATTGAAGATATGATGGATGAACTTAGTAATCGTTCTCAACCACAAAATACAGAACCAGAAGTTGAGACTATGGATGCTCTTGACGAAGCACTTAAAGATTTAATTAACAGAGGTGGTCGTGAGAATCATTATATTGAATTACCAAAGGTAGATATCAATCAAGTTGTAATTTCTAATGAGAAAGTTCATAAGCAATTTGAAGAGCATTGGACTAATTTAAATACAAGAGTACAAAGTCAGTTCAAAGATAATCCAAACTACTTTATTTCACTTTGTAATCCTGAGAGAATACCAGAGTCCTATGACCCATTTGAAGTATTAGATAAAGATTTCTATGCATTCAAAAAATCAGCACAAAAGGAGGTAAACTATCTTGTCAAAGAATTCGAGTGTAAAAAATCTGCAGGAGCTTATGCCCGTGCTACTACTAGTCGCACTGGTGTTCTCGATACAACTGTATTACACACTTACAAATTTAATGAAGACTTATTCAAAAAAGTATCAGTAGTACCTGATGGTAAGAATCATGGATTAGTATTCATACTTGATTGGTCTGGTTCAATGAATAATGTAATGATGGACACCTTGAAGCAACTTTACAATCTTATTTGGTTCTGTCGTAAAGTTCAAATACCTTATGAAGTTTATGCATTCTCAAATGATTATCCTAGACCAGCCATGTATGCAAATAGAGAAACTTTCTATGAACCAAAGAATATGTTGGCAGAGGTAAGTAATAATTTTGCTCTATTGAATATGTTTAGTAGTCAAACTAAGTCAAAGGATTTAGATACACATATGATTAATATTTGGAGAGCTGCCTGTATATTTGATTGGACACAGAGTACACCTTACTTGGATGTTCCATATGGTTATAGGTTATCTGGAACACCTTTAAACGAAGCAATGGTTTCCTTGCATCAATTACTACCTCAGTTTCAAAAGAAAACTGGTGCAGAGAAAGTACAATGTGTAGTTCTTACAGATGGAGAAAGTCAACCACTTAAGTATCATCGTGAGGTTCAGAGAGATTGGGATGATGAACCATACATGGGTACAAACTACTTTGGAGAAAACTGTGTATTGCGTGACCGTAAGTTAGGTAAAACTTACATATCAAAAGATTGTGGTAGGTATGAAGTAACTGATATGTTACTTGAAAATTTAAGAGACAACTTTCCACAAACTAATTTTATTGGTATTCGTGTTCTTCCAAGTAGAGAAGGTGGTTCATTCATCCGTAGATATTGTGGATATGAAACAGAAGCTACAGAAAAAATGATGCGTCGTTGGAAGAAAGAAAGGTCTTTTGCAATCACTACATCTGGATATCACACTTACTTTGGTATGGCATCATCTGCACTTAATAATGATGGAGAGTTAGTTGTTAAAGAAGATGCAACTAAAGCAGAAATCAAGAGAGCATTTGCAAAGAGTCTTAAAGGAAAGAAGATGAATAAGAAGATATTAAGTGAATTTATTGAATTAGTAGCTTGATAAATAAAGTTACCTTACAATAATATTATGGTTAGAGTTACAGCTAAAGATGCACAAGATATGAAGGATGCATACGCAAAAATGTATGCACCAAAAGAAGAACCCAAGGTTGAAGCAGAACCAACAGAAGAACCTGCAACAGAACCCGAAGCAAGTACAGAAAAATGACTAGATTTTCAGAACTGTTAATGACTAATGAAGTTCATTCTGCATATGAAGATGTCACAACCACAACTTCAGTAGAAGATACATCTCCTGCTTCAGTAGAAGAACCTGTGAATCCAAAACCTCTTGATTTTGAAACTATGTCAAAACTTGAGTTAGAAACATTTGGTCGCACAATCGGTATTGAATTAGATAGAAGACACAATAAAACAAAACTAATTAAACAATTACAAGACCATATTGAATATATGGAGACAATGTAAACCAGTTGACAAACTGGCACACAAGGGGTTTACCACCCCCTTTTTTTTAACTATAATATAGGTATAGTTAAGAAACAAACCTTTTATTATTATGCCCTTTGAATTAAAAATGACTTCCGAGCAAGCAATCGAAAAACTCAAAAACCTATACGGTACTGAGATTACAACAGCAGATATCAAAGCATTCTGTGCAATGAATGATATCACTTATCAAACAGTTACTAAAAAACTATCAAGTTTTAAAGTAGCGAAAGGAAAGTGGAATCTTGAAGTCACACAAAAAGATGTGGAGCAGATTGAAAGAACATTTAAATCTCCTGCGGTATTACCTACATCTGAAAAGAATCTAGTTCCTGCAATTGACGAAACATTCTTCAAGTTTGGAAACTTTGCAGACATAAAGAAAGTAATACAATCAAAACAATTCTATCCTACATTCATTACAGGATTATCTGGAAATGGTAAGACATTCTCTGTAGAACAAGCTTGTGCTCAATTAGGTAGAGAACTTATTCGTGTAAACATTACAATTGAAACAGATGAAGATGATCTCATTGGCGGATTCCGTTTACTCAATGGTCAAACCGTTTGGCATAATGGCCCGATCATCGAGGCCTTGGAGCGCGGCTCGATTCTATTGCTTGACGAAATTGACTTGGCTTCCAACAAGATTCTTTGCCTTCAATCAATCCTCGAAGGAAAAGGAGTCTTCCTCAAGAAGATTGGAAGATATGTAAAACCAGCGCCAGGATTCAATGTGATTGCAACTGCAAACACAAAAGGTAAAGGTTCTGAGGATGGTAGATTCATCGGTACTAACGTATTGAATGAAGCATTCCTAGAAAGATTCCCTGTCACATTTGAACAGGCATATCCAAGTGTGAAGACCGAGTTCAAGATTCTTCAAGGTCTTGCTGCAACTCTTAACATCAAAGATGACGAGTTCTGTCAGAGACTTGTTGACTGGGGTGACATTATCCGTAAAACATTTTATGATGGTGGTATCGAAGAGATTATCTCTACTCGTAGACTTGTTCACATCATTCGTGCATATGCAATTTTCAAGAACAAAGCGAAAGCAATTGAAGTTTGTGTCAATCGTTTTGATGATGAGACTAAACAGGCATTCATGGAGTTGTATGACAAAGTAGATGCTGATGTTGAGTTCACACCTGTTGACGATACACCACAATCCTGATATAATAGGGGGAGTAAAACTCCCTTTATGATAAACGCCTATAGTTTAGCTGCTGAAACACTGGAAGGAACTTTAGATGAGACCTATCCAGTGATCAGCAAAATTAGTGACATGAAACTTAGACCACAAAAAATGAGACTTTCTGACAAAACATTGATGTTGTTGAAAAACTTTTCAACGATTAATCAATCTATATTATTCAAGAAAGGTAACTCTTTGAGAACAATCTCTGTGATGAAAAACATTCTTGCAGAGGCTACAATTGAAGAAGACATACCAAAAGACTTTGGTGTCTATGATTTAAATCAGTTCTTGAATGCATTGAGTTTGCATCAAAAACCTGAGTTAGATTTTAAGAATGAAGGATACACCGTCATTAGTGAAGACAGAGCAAGGTCAAAGTATTTCTTTGCAGACCCAAATGTAATCATAAGTCCACCAGAGAAAGCGATTACTCTACCAACCGAAGATGTTTGTTTTCAATTGAATACTAATCAGTTGGATAAACTTCTCAAAGCTGCTGCAGTATATCAAGTTCCTGACTTATCTGTAATTGGTAAAGATGGTTCAATCAGTATTGTTGTTCGTGATAAGAAGAATGATACATCCAATCACTTCTCAGTGACCGTTGGTGAGACCATAAATGACTTTGTGTTTAACTTTAAGGTGGAGAATATTAAGATTCTGCCTGGGTCATATAACGTGGTTGTGTCATCAAAACTTCTATCTTGTTTCACTAATACAGATATTGATGTAAAGTATTACATTGCACTCGAACCTGATTCAACATTTGAATAATGTTTTTTGAAAAAGTAAGTCTTGTCACTGGTGGGTTTGACCCAATACATAGTGGTCATATTCGATACTTTGAGAGAGCAAAAGATTTATCAAACTATCTGGTAGTTGGTTTAAATGGAGACCCTTGGTTAACAAGAAAGAAAGGTCAATATTTTCAATCTTGGACAGAAAGAGCAGACATTATTCGTCATCTGAATATGGTTGACGCCGTTGTATCTTGGGATGACGTTGATGATTCTGCCTGTGGTGCGATTGAGAAATGTCTAGAGATATCTCAAACTGTTGTCTTTTGTAATGGTGGAGACCGTGCAAAAGGTAACACACCAGAGCTTGATAAGTTTGGAAATAATGATAGAGTAAAGTTTGAATGGGCTGTTGGTGGAACTGAAAAGATGAACAGCAGTTCATGGATTCTTCATGGATACTTTGAACGACAAAGAAAGTTGTTAGGTATATGAAGAAGTGGTGGAGAGTATGGGCGAAAGCACTTGGAGAAAAGTCTGGTAAATCTAATCGTGAAGCAGACACCATTGCAAAGATTCGCACCTTTATTTTTATACAGTTAGTTGTTACTAATTGTTTCATTATCGCAGGGAACATACGCCATTGGAATGACCCTGCACCTATAATTATTAATTATGAATGTATTCGTGACTGAGCCTTGCCCTTATGAATCGGCAAGAGTATTACCTGACAAACACATTGTCAAAATGCCCCTTGAGACATGTCAAATGTTATCAATGGTATATTCCAAATGGTACTTTGATTGGGGTCAATTAACCAAAAGGGATGGTACACCCTACAAAACTGATAAAGGCGCCTTCAGAGGTCATCCCTGCACCGCCTGGGCTGCAGAAAATATCAATAACACTGCATGGTTGATTGCACATGGTTTTGGTTTGTCAAATGAATATACAGAAAGATATGGTAAAACACACACATGTGAAGAACCATTGTTAGAAGCAGAAGCAATATTCTATGAAAAGACTGGACAACTTCCAAATGATTGTTATCATAAGGCAACACAGTTCCCTCGTGCAATGCCTGAAGAATGGAAGTTTGATGATAGTATAGACACCTTTGTTGCATACCGAAGATATATCGCATCGAAGCCATGGGCTGCAACCAACTATCTTCGCATACCTGACCGTAAACCTGAGTGGCTATGACTATAAAATGTGCTAGTGAAAAATGGAAAGAGATATTTATCTTAAATGATTTATCTTTTGAGAAAATACCTGAGTCTCGTAAATCAAAAAAAGACATTCCAATAGTTATTGCTAAAAATGTTTTAAAATATCCAGAACAGGTTAGAGAGTTTCTGGAAAATGGTCACTGGTGGATGAATCGTTGTGCTAATAGCAATATTAGGCCAGGAAAATCAATTGATTTTGGATTTGATGTTGAAAAATATTTTAATTCAATGATTAAGCAGTTTACTAAATTTTATAATGCAGATAGTATTGAACCAATAGAATTTTACGGTAATTGTTACAATGGAAATGCAGACTTGTTTACTACAATGTCATATCTTCCACACGTTGATACTTTTCCAGGCGCTGATGAGGATATAAATCCATTAAATGATTATGCTTTTAATCTTAATGTAACAAAATCAGATAAAGTTAAGACTGCCTTCTATTCTTTTAATGGTAAAAAATCAGTATGTGATTGGACTCCTGACGATTATGACGATCATGATAGAGTCAGAGATAGACACAAAAAGATAAAAGCTAAAGACTGGAGAAAACTATCAAATGAAAACTTTCAAAATTATCAACTTGAATATATTGCAGATATCGAGTATAATAGTTTAATATTATATCCTAGTCATTATTGGCATAGTGTTTATATAAAAGAAGATTGGTTCACAGATACAGATAGAGTAACTTTTACTGGATTTTTTGAAACCAAAACTACTTCTTCAAAAACAAAAAAATTAGGATTTGGTTAAAATGAAACTAACACAAGAAATTATTGACAAAATTCAAGAGTCAATGCTTCACACCAAAAAGAATGGTGATGTAAACTGGCAAGATGGTGACGAGATTGATGTCTGTCTTGCAGGCACGTTTGCAGCAGATAGATTTATTGTTATTCATAACAGAACAAAGAGCAGCACATCAAAACACAATTTTATAAAATGAAAGAATTTGACTATGACCTTGATTACAAAAACATTGATTTTACAATTGAAGAGAATCGCAAACTTTATCGCATTGGAAGGGGAGAACAAGGAGTGCTATTGGTACGGCCTTACACTAACGATATATGCGCTCATTGGAGATTTGTAAATGAAACTATTGCTCGCAAATCTGCTGATAAAATCTACTCCATGTTTTGTGACTATAAGGAGCAACAGGACTTCATTGGAATGGATATGGCAAGGAAGTTTCTTGAAATGGGATTTACTCGCTCCCGTAGGTATGCAAATCATCCTAGTGGAAAGAAGTACGCTAGAGATGGTTCCGTATCACCGCAGTCGCCAACCGCACTACACTGTGAAAAGTCCCGTTCTGCAAATGTTTTCAAAAAAATGAGAGACAAAGTAGCATACGATGAAAAGTATGTTATAATGAGAAAAAAATGGAGAGGTGCTGAATGATGAGTCCTTTTAATATTGTTAAAAACACAAGAGAAACTTATGATAGGTTTCATCAACAAAATATTACAGAGGTAGAAGTTCAGTTTCAAGATGAAACACCAACTTGGATACCTTTGGAAACACTAATAGCAATCAAATCTTACTTAGGAATATCGGATGAGTGATTTTATATGGGTTGAAAAATATAGACCCGACAAAATTGATGATTGTATTTTACCAACAAGTATTAAAAAAACTTTTCAAGGTTTTGTTGATGCTGGTGAAATACCAAATATGTTATTATCAGGCCCACCAGGCATTGGTAAAACTACAGTTGCAAAAGCATTATGCAAAGAACTAGGAGTTGACTATTATGTCATTAATGGATCAGATGAAGGACGTTTTCTTGACACTGTTCGCACGAATGCAAAGAACTTTGCGTCTACGGTCTCTCTTACGAGTGACAAAAAACATAAAGTCATCATCATTGACGAAGCAGACAATACCACTCCCGACGTACAGCTCCTTCTCAGAGCGAGTATTGAGGAGTTCTCTGGAAACTGTAGATTTATCTTCACTTGCAATTACAAGAACAAAATTATTGAACCGTTACATTCACGCTGCAGTGTTGTTGAGTTTTCTATTAAGGGTAAAGAAAAAGTAAAGATAGCAGGATTATTTTTTAAGAGATTGCAAGAAGTATTGGATATAGAAAGAATACCATATGACACTCCAGTTTTAGCAGAGATTATTAACAAACATTTTCCTGATTGGAGAAGAGTTTTAAATGAGTGTCAAAGATATTCAGTGGGAGGTAGAATTGATTCTGGTATTCTTGCAACATTCTCTGATGTTGCTGTAAATGATTTGATTAG